ATTCCAAACACCCTGCACCATGAAGGGCCTTTCGGCCCTTTGAGGTGTTTGTGGGTGTTGTAACCTCAGTGCTGGTTTTGTCCATGCGCGCGGGGCGTTGATAGAGTTAAGGATGATTAGTCCAATAGCTCAGTCAACGGGGACTTTATTCCTAGTTGGAATAGAGTTCGGAGATGACTACCCAGTCATCTCCTGAGCCTTGTGGGCTCACCTCACCATCTGCTTTAACACGAATGGGCTGATTAGTCACGAGCAAATCGATCTTCTTTCGAAGACCGGCGCTCAGGCTCCAATCAGTCCACCGTGATGTCAGACGGCGTCGGATTTTAAACGAGTCTCGTTGAACTCTCACCGAGACGCGTCCGTTCCGGACGAAGCCTCCGACAACTGAAATTAACAAACCATCACGGTTATAGGAGATTGCTCTCCGACGGCCATAATGACGGAATGTTAACTTCTCATCTTCTGATATAGGCATACGAATTGTATTAGACTTCTTCATAAGTGCGTGATATACAATGCACCCAGTGAAGTGGTCTCTTTTCAATTCGGCCGGCGGGTAGGGCACTTTGATACCTTCTGCATCGCCATCATGAAAAGGGATCGGTAAAAACTTTACCATCCCCTTCAATACTGCGATGCTTGAAGGCAGCATTATGCCCGTCCTTGCTGACCACCTAATCAGACGATTAATAACGGAGTAGACGTCGGCACTTGTAAGTAGTGATTTGCAATAGACGCCACGAATGTTATGGCCCCTAAAGTAATCGCCACCACAAGACTCTCGGAAATGCCCGCTGTTAAACGATTTATCATCGTTAACGACAAAGCCAAACAGCTGAAGGGCTCTAACGACGAAATCATAACTGTCCTTTCGGACAATGATATCATCGCCAAAGACCGCCCAGTTAGATGGCCCAGTCGATTTGTATTCCGGTTTAATACCCAGAATACGATAACACGACACAACGATTGTCGAGAAAAGGAGAGTTTGTAAGGGGAATGTAAAACCGTTCCCCATAGAACTCACCATATATAGCTCATGCAAAGTGCCGTCTGGGTAGACGACATTAGGCGACCTTGCGAACTCTAAATACCTGATTAATTCCTCAGGTAAAATAGAACGCAGCATCTTGAGCGATATACTGTCTGACGCGCTTGACAAGTCTATGGTGCCAAAAGCACCAGTAGAAGAGCCAATGCGAGCCAGTCGTCGATTGAGAATAGGCTGATATGAGAGGTCGATTTTAAACCTCTTTCTCAGCATCTTCTCTAGGACGAAACCAATCCCCTTCTGAAAGTACATATTCAGAGTGGGTTCGGTACAGATGCTTCTCGATATCTCCGACGTCTTCGGAACAAAAGATAGACGGTTACCTGCAACTATCTCGTACCCATAACGTTTGTCGCGCTCACCTTCTGCGCTAAAGGACGTCGGGTTACTAAGGATAGCATACCGGAAATACCGGTACAACCTATCTGATGTGCCCGTAAGCTTGGAATCGAACATCTTCGTATAGAAGTTGTCCGATCTCGCGCCGACGTTAGCGCCAGGTCCCACACCACAGTTATCAAGAATCTCAGATAGCTGTAGGTTGGACTCGGGACCGTTACCAATGAGATCCCACCAGAGAGATCTAACTTCTCCGATGAGCATCTCATCTTGAACGCTTTGTGGTGTAAGTTCAAACGACTGGCAACGAATGTTACTCTTTTCAAAGAGTTCCAAACATCGTTTGTCGGCTGAATCCCCTATTTCATCCTGGAACTTCTTCCAGAATGAGTTTTGGAGCCACAAAGCATTAGCGGCTGCAATAGTCATATCTGATGTGAGCATATGCTCTTGCACTTTCAGATCTGAAGACAGGGCCTTGCGTAGTACAGCACTATTGTGCATATTACCTCCGTAAGGTTATTCCGCTCAGCCTCGGCCGAGCGTTTCCGAGTTTTAGAGTACCCCAGATATCACGGTATCACCCAAACCAGCAGATTGCTGGTTTAAGGCACCGATGGCTGCAGAAATCGCAGCACGGATATTTGGAGCATCTGCAGTATCTGCCCCGGCAGGCACATCGAGTTCAATCTTGATGAGCATGACGGATGCAGGCTGCCCCGCAAGAGGAGTAACGCCCTTTCGGACGATAATCTTCCACGGGTTCTTCGGAACGCTAGGCAAAAGCCCAGTGCCAGGTACGACAGGACTTAGAGTTTTGAAGCTCTTCGGCCTGACGATGGTCACCGTAAAAGGTGATGCCACGGAGTGAGCCGTAACACCGGCTTGCGTACCTCCCAAAGCGGAAACTGCCACCTGCCTTCCGTTCACGTCAGGAGCAACATCAGCGACGTGGGTATAGGTTGGAGATGTGAATCCCGTCTGGGCTCCACCTGTGATGGGTGAAGTGAGTGAGAACGCCATATGGCGAACTCCTTTCTGCTAGTTTTACAACGTTAACCGTCAAGGGAAATCCTTAACGGGCTTACCTCGTCTTGCTCAGGATTAGGGCACCTATGTTAAAGAACTGCTTAACAGATAGGTCACCTAGTCCCGTAAACCGAGGAGCCATGAGTGGAACCCCGGAAGCACGACGAGAGACGTTACGACTTGTGGTCGTATACTTGCCAACCCCTCCTGTGACAGCGATGTCTCTGATATTGTTAATGCCGAAAATGGGAATCATTACTTGTGAGGTTCGAGCGACATCTGGTATAAGCGTTACTTCACGCTTAGATTCCCAGATTTCGGTCTTCCACACACCCACCGCCATTGACGTATCAGTCACCAGTGCCTGCAGGAGATCGCCGATATTTGCAAAATAATCGACGAGGAACGAGTATGGAGTAAGCTCCCATAAAGTGGGAACAAAACTCCTAAGGTCAAAGCCAGACATAGAGACTATCGTCTCTGCATGGTCCATGCCCTTCTCGAACTTGGGTCCCTGGAGAAATCCACGGTATAAGACCTGAACCTTGGCTGTCTCGTACGTATGATGATTCATGTACAAGAAGCCAAAGGTGCTAGTCCCCGCAGATTTGGAGTACTCACCCTCTTCCTCGCCATAGGCTCTAAAGCGAACTCTATTACTTTCGTAACGGAGTCTGCCTAGAGCCTTAGCGAGATCTTTACAGTCATGGATTAGCGGTTGCCATCCAAAGACTGCCTCCAGGTAAGAATCTGCAATAGCCCTCTCCTTAGATTTCCTGCCACCCTTGCCCTGCCGTATTCCTACGGCGCGGCTAATGTAAGCAAGAACTCCTTGGCGAAGGTTTTTTGCAGTCTTGACGATCATATCCGCTGTTTTCTTGGTTTCTCCGGCAAACACACCACCTTGAAACTGGTGGTTAGCTTCCCAGATTGCCTTGTACAGCGCTCTGATCGCCTTGGCACGAGCTTTCTCGAAGAATGCAGCCGTAAGAATATTGAAATGGCCAATTGGGTCTATGGAGACAAATGTCCTCCATGAACTTTCTTGGCTATAACGAAATTCCCACGGTGACGAAGCGTTCGGCCGCGAACTGTATGTAAGTTTACTGTTCGCTAGGATCACTTCGAGATCGTTTATACCTGCATCAAAGTCCGTCGTCGCATTTCCACCAGACGCAATAACTTTCCTCCAGTTAGGAAGATAGTTACCCGTTTTCGTTCGCCCGAAGACTCTTGTCTCCGTGCTAAACGATGGTGGAGTGCTCGTCAGGGTCTGATTCGCAAAGAGTCTGTCGATTCTTATGCGTTTAGACTCAGTCTTTGTGTAAGGCATAAGCGCTACGTCTTAAGCAGGAGACGAAGAAGGGCCAGCATCTCGATCAGCACCCAGATTGTAAAGAAGAAGAGCAGCACTTGGAGCACGAAAGTAACTAGCTGGAAACGATTCTCCAGCAAAGTTACAATCAACTCCTTGAGCCAACGCTCCCGCAATGCAAACTTGGTGCCTTTCTTGAATATGGACATTCTAAATCTCCGTTAAGACCTTCGACAGGCCGTAGCCTGGAAGAGAAATCCCATCAGAAATGCATATGCTTGTCAGGTGATTAGCCCAACTCGCACGAACATTCCCAACAAGACCCGCGTGAAATCCAGAGTTTTATTGTCTGGAGAGCACGTAGTTTTCTGCGACATTTCAAGTCGCAAGAGCCCCACAAGG